GTTGATCAGCCATTGTGTTTCACCGCCGCGATCCGTGCCTGCATATATGCCTGGATTTTCTGCATTTTTTCCTCCGGGTTGACTTCCTCCTCGTACTCAGCCGGTTTATCCCACTGGAACGTCCTGCACCCATCCGGCTGCACATCCTCTGATAAGATCATGTTTTTACCTCGAAGGTTGATCATGTTCATCAGTCGTGCCGTCTGTGTTGCCATCATAAGATCCTGCTGTTTTAAGTTGGCTTTTTCATACAGTTCCCTGATCTTCACCTTTCCGTCGATGTTGGCCTGTAATTCCGCTGGTGTCATATTCCAATACTCGTCCGGGGTGAGACCACAGAGACCGTATGCCGCCTCCTCTGCCGTTATTCGGTCTGATTCGGCGGTGTCTCGTTTTTTGGGGTTGTTTCCTCTTCCTTTGGTTTAATGGTCGGATCTTTACAAATCCCGGAGATCACAAATGCCCGGTAGAAGATTTCCCGGAGTTCGAGCCAGACGGTAATACTCCGCTCACTTGTGTACCGTTCCAAGAGTTCCCCGGCCTGATCGTTACCGATCGGATCCTGCGTGAACACATGCACCAATTCGCCCTTTTTGTTCTCCTCATAGAGCCCCCTATGAAGGAAAGAACTGAATGAAGTCGAACCGGCGCGTTCCCTCTGGAGAAGGAAGATGATGCCAATGCCTCCGAAATCCATCTCTACGGCTTTCTTATCCGCGTGTGAAAAACGGAGGTGATATTGTTTCCCATCGGACACGATAGGTAAAGAACGGTCAGGCATTGTGTATCACCATCAGGCCACGCCGCGAGTGATTGTGAGACGGTACGGGATCGATACTTTTCCGGTCCCTGTGACGAGGATAAAGATCGTCTTGGTCTGCCCGGTTGGACATTCCGCTGCCGTGAAGGTAATTGCCGCAGATGCCGCTCCGCTTGCTGTCGATACCCCGTCTATGTAGATCGTGCCGGTAGCGGCTGTCGCTGTGACGTGCAGGTGAGTTGCTGCATTCAGAGCCGTCCCGGTATACTCGTACGTTGTGCCCGCTGCGGTCGGGGAGAGTGTGATCTCGTTGGCTGCATCATCGGCAAGCGTCACAAAGGGCGTGGTAAGTGGGTTGCCTGCCGTAGTGTTCTCAGTCTCGTTGTTCACTGAGATAGTAACATCCCATGTTGCCGGGTTGCCTTTCTGCGGGGTTGTCGGTTTAATCCCGGATATGTACCCCTCATATGAATCCGATAATGAACCGAAACGGGCCGGGTAGATTACTTCCCATGTCCCGATAGTCTTTGCTTTTGCCAGAGCCTTCATTGCGGCCTGAGTGGTATCGTTGATGAAATTGACTTTGTAGGTCAGTTTCCCATACGAGATCCGCCCGGGGATTGTGACTTCGTTCGCGTCCTCTTGGCTGGTTGCCGGTACATCTTCGACCTTCAGTTCGGGCGCGGTGAGTTCTGTCAGTTCCGCCTGAACATATCCGTTATAGGCGAGGTAGATCCCTGTCGCCATTTTTGCTTTGTCTGACATTCTTTTTCCTCCGTTATATGAATGAATAAGTGATCATGAAATCGTGGTTCACCCGATAGATCCCGAGGCCAACCGCGTCGGAATTGTCGGGGCGTTCGCCTGCATCGTCAACGTCCACTAAGTAGACCCCAAACTGTACAGTTCCCTCGAGATTGGAGAGAGCGTTCGCTACTAGATCAGAGAGGTTCTTTGCAGCGGTGCCCGTCGCTGCGGCTATTGTTATCTGAATGCGGGTTTTCGCATACTTCCCTGTGCTGTTGGCCTTGTCCCTTATTCCGTCGATCCACGGAACTACAATTGCAGAACCGGATGAGATGGACCACGAAGAGGGGAATATATCTTTGTACACCCGTGTTCCAACAAGAGCCGCGATTGCTGTATCGGCCTTCAGGACTGTAATCACTGCGAGAACGGCGTCTTTCATCCTCCAAGCACCCCCGCGATCTGATCGGGCCTGACATCGGACATCTGATCGGATGCCCAGTTCTTCCCGGCTTCGACATCATATCCGCCTTCATCGAAAGCGCCCTGCATGATAGCGACATATCGGTCCATCTCGGTGTCGAGCGGAGGTCTGAAGTGCGGAAGCGGGAGCTGATAGTAGTGCCTCCCGAGAGAGTCTACCATATCGTAGAATCCCCATTCCAGCCGTGGGCCTTGTGGGAGATCCGTTCCTACAATGGCGTAGTACTTACCATCCTCTTCGATGATCTTCTCAACGTGGATCGAGCGGCGATAAGTTCCCGCCCCGGTGCCGTCGCTGATTGGTGCAAGCGCTTTCACATCGTTGGCATATGCCTGCCCCGCGAGCCTGACGGCTGCTTCGGCCTGTTTCCTGATCTTGTCCAGTTCTTCCTGGATTGCGTCGATGGTTTCATTCAGGCCGAAGACTTGCATCAATGCCCCCCAAACTCGATCACGAGAATGACCCCGATCAGGGTCAGCACAAGTGCACAGAGTTGCCCGATGGCGATCCAGATGAGCTGGTCGATCTTCCGTTCCAGTTTGTTGATCCACGAGTCGCGGCCGCTGCGGGCATCCTGGCATGCGCTGTGGCAGGCGTCCCGTCGTTCCTTGCACTGATCCTGGGTGACGTAATCTGGCATGGTCATGCGCCTCCCGTGGCACCCGCGGCGGCGATCTCGCACATGATGTGCGATACCGTCTTGGTCGCTGCCTCGTAGATTTGTGAGATGCTGTTCACCGTGAACGTGCCTTTGAATCCGGTCTCGGTGCTGGTCAGGGTGTCGTGCTCGGAAACATCCGTTCCGGCTGGGAGCGTCACCGAAGGGGTGCTGACGATGTACGGCATGTTGCGGCTGCCCATCCGCATGGATTCCTGCGGGGATGAGAACCTGCAGGCTACCTCCGATGAGAGGATAGTATAAGAGAGTTCCCCGTTGATGTCGAACGCCTCCTCAATGGTGCCGTTGACCTTCGCCGCGCCCGGGACCGTGCCGTTGTCGCTCAGGACCTCATCGTCCTGGAACGTGCCGGTAATGGTGTGAAGCGTGAGGATCCCGCTGGCTGCGGTGCCCGATACTGACACGATCACGGCAGTTGCGCCGGATGTTGCACCGGTAAGGGTTGCGCCCGCGTTGAATGCCGCGGTGCCGGCGTCGTACCCGAGCGTGAAGTTTTGCCGGCGGCCGTTCAGCGTTGCCGAATGGATCAGGAATACTGCGGGATAGACCATCAGTACCCCCTGAGCATGCGATGGTTCCGGACGAATGCGACCCCGGACCCTCCGGCATACTTCACGTATTTCTCAATACAATCCTGTGCCTTCGCGTCGAACGCCGCCGCTTCTGCTTCGACATTGACACCGTATGAGAGTCCGGGAAGCGAGGATGAGTTGGTCCGGCTCAGCTCGTGGGCCTGCCGGCGCTTGATCCAGGCACAGGTGATGTAGATCGAGGCATCACGCAGCCGGCTGTCGCTCGTCGGGGGAGCGGTAATCCCCTTTTCCAGAAGAGTTGCGACGATTTGCTCGTCGCTCTTGAGTATCCTCCGTGCGATGATTTCTTCCGTGGCGGTACCTAGTGAGGTCCCGATCTCGTCGGTGATTTCGGTATAGGTACAGTACGCCATGCTGCGCTACTCCACCACTACCCAACCCTTTGCCGGGCTGTAGATCACCTGAATGGTGGTCGTGCTGACTATCGCATCGACGTATGTTTTGAACTCGTCGAAATCTGCGAACGCCGTTACCTTGTGATTGGTCATATCCTAACCCTCCAGAAAAAGGGTTTAGGATGCGGGCTTGCTTGCGCCGATGTAGCGGTGGTCAAGCCGGGCTGCTGCAATGTCCCATTCACAGCCGTACTCGATGGTGCGGTTGCCGAACGAGAACTGATCCATGCCACCACCGATGATCTCAGTGTCGGGGGTCTTCTTGAGCAGGCGCGGGGTCGGGGCTGCACGGTAGACGCCGAACGCAACGGCCGGGCGACCAACGTTCGGGTCTGCAACGAGATACCACTGCTTGTTGGCGTAGGTGTTGCTGGATGAGATCGCGGTGATCATCTGGTTCTTTGCGACCGTGAGCTGGGCGAGCTGGTTCTTGCCGGTGGTCTTGTACCCGACCTCCGATGTGAGGTCGTACCGGTCAATGGTCATTGCCGTGACAATCTCTTCCGCCTTGGGGCCGAGTTCCGGGGGAACAATCAGGCACTTGGGGTTGATCATGACTGAAAGGCCGGCAGCGTCCTTCTGGGCCGCCATCTTCTTGTACAGCGAGATCACCGCATCGTATGACAGCTCAGCCGTGATCAGGTTCTTGTACGTGGTGCTCTCATCGAACATCGAAGCGTGCGGGCCGTTGGCATCGGCAATGATACCGGTAGCGAGGTACTCGGCACGCATTGCAGCACCCTCTGAGAAACCCGCCGGGATCCCGTTGAATGCGCTCAGGGCATCGTTGATGATTGCCTGCCGGGTGAGTTCGATGGTGTCGGAGTAGCTGTCCAGCTGGATCGTATACTGACCCTCGCCAACAGTGGTCTTCGGCCGGCCTTCGTGTTCTCCGGTCTTCTGCAGCATCCGGACGGGCCGCTCGAATGCGACCAGGGGGACCTGCTTGAAGTCGTTGACTGCAACCTGCTTGGTCCACATCGGGTATGAGACCGGGTACCGTGCATGGGCGTCCAGGAGCTGGGCGTTCATGTCTGCGGTGAGCAGGTACGAGAAGTCGGAGGTCCCGATGGCTTCGGCCATGCGGTCAAGTGATACCGGACCTTCCACGGACCTGATAAGTTCCCAGACTTTCGCCCGGCGCTGCATTCCTGCGGGTGAGGTCAGGTATTCCTTGGTCATTGCCTGACCCTTGCCGAAAACTTCGTTGAATTTGGTTTCAGAAATCATGGTTTTTCAGTCCCCCTAAGCCTGGTATCCATCAGCAAGTTCGCTGTAGACAGATGGGTCAGCATCAGTACGATACAGGCAGGCGCGATATGTCAGGAGTGCAGTTGCATCCCCGATCGTGAGGGCCCCTGCGAGGATCACGCAATTCTGAAGCATGACTTCGAGAGTTACTGCTCCTGATGTGGTCAGACCGGCTGCAAGGACCGTGTTGTAGGCCCTGAATTTGTCGCTGGCATTCGCGCCATGGAAGGTGACAAGTCCCTCGATCTCGTTGCAATCGCGGCAATAGATCCGGATCGCGTTATCGGCATCGGTGTGCGTGACGTGGATTGAATCACCCGTGCTAACCTGTTCGGTCGATACGTCCTTGAGGTGGATGATGACCTTCTTCGCGGTTGCCGTGTTGTTGATCTCGATACCGATCTGTGCGTCGTGAGAGATACATACCCGTTCAAGGAATGCCTCGAAGGATGCGGTCTGCACGGTCGGGTTAATGAGGAGCACTTCTGCTGCTGCATCGGCATTGGAGATCACGACATTGCCCTGCCCCTCCAGCCCCTTCACAACGACGCCGTTGACCGAGGGCCACGTAAGGAGCGCCGCTTCGGCGTAACTTCCGGGCATCATGAAGATGTTCTTTCGAGCAGTGGTAACGAGAGTGAATGCCTTGGTCAGCGTTGCGAACGGATTAATAACCGATCCATCTCCGGTTGTATCGCTACCGGTTGTACTGACAAAGATCGCACTTGAGTCTTCAACAGCGGTCTTGACTGGAGTTACTGCATTGATTGCGAGCTGTGTTGCACCGATTGCACCGGATGCAAGTACTCCGCCGGAATATCCGGCCTTGATGACTTCGATGGTTGCAGTTGCCCCGGTCGTTACGACCTCGTTTGCCCACCCGAAGAAGACCCCTGTGTTAAGGTTGCTCAGGACAACAGGGGTTGCCTTGGATGCGAACAGCGGGGCACCTACAGCGATCCCGCCGGTGTTGATATCGGTGACTTCGAGATCCCCGATCCACGGGCCGAAGTGCACAACGGTTTCCCCGCTGGTGGTGTCCTCATCTCCCTCTGCGATACCGACAAGGTCGCCGTAAATTGCGACGCCGCCCGCTGCCGGGGTGGTCGGGTACGATGCTATTACCCGGATGTTGTCCGGATCGTGTGTTTCGTTCAGCATGGTTATGCCTCAATTCCTGCAAGCCGCTTGGCCTGCTCAATGTTCATGCCGCTGGCAACGTACGAGTCGCGGAGGTCCTCGCGGGCTTTCTTTACTTCGGCCTCGGTGCCTGCCGTGAATGATCCGCCGTTGTCATGGATACCGGACCTGCCGGATTCCTTGAGGATCGCGGCAACTTCCGCTTTCTTTTCCTTGATTGCTTCGGCCACGATGAGACCGAACCCCACAGTGTCGATTTTGTGGTCTTCCCCCAGCTTGATCCGGGTCAGCAACGATTTTCTCAGCGATTCCCCCACGGACGGGGGGATCTCGGCCTTGTCGACCTCCGCCTTGATGTACCCGGCGGCTTCGCATTTTGCTGCCAGCTGGGCCATGTCGTCCACCTCGGCTTCAAGGGTCTTGATCCGGGTTTCGGCCTCGGTCAGCTTGATCTTCTGCGATTCAGTGATGGACTCGATCTTGAGTTCCTTCACGAGCTGTTCTTTCAGCTCGGTGATGATCTCCGGGTGTTTGGTGCGGACCTCGGAGAGCGTGAGTGATTCCTGGTTGTCTGCCATTTTCTTCCTCTGGTTAGTCTCCTGCGATTCTTTCAGGACCTCCGCAATACTGCGGGAGTGCCCCCCGGCGCCCGGGATGGTGACAAAATCCACGGAGTTGAACGGTGATGCCCGAAGTTCCGTGATGATCCGGCCCGTCTTCCCGTCCGGCGCTTCCCCGTCTTCGGCGATGCCGTCGACGTAATGGGAAACGCCGATCTTGCCGGAAAGCCATTTGAGGTCTTCGCGGCGGTGGGGTCGGACGTCAGCGACAGAATAGACGCCGGCACCGGTTGGGTTCTCCGGCGTTTTGTCCCATCCGTCCGTTTCGTAGTGGCCGGCTTCGGCAAGGACGGCGGCAAGGGTTTCTGTGGACCGGGCCGGGTTGTCCTTCTCCTGCTTCGCGGTGGGGTGGTCCATGTGCATGAGCATCCCTTTCGGGTATACCCCAACTTCGCAGGCTTTCCGTAGTTTTGCCTCACCGTAATAGCCGCTGGACCCCCAGCCGGGCTGGATGATGTGGAGCTCGATCTGCCCGGGGCGGGCCGTGGCTCCCGCTGCTTCGCGGAAACGTAAAACCTGCCCGGAAATGAGCGTCGGTTGATCAGGGATGGTGAGCACCCCCAAAAACAGTACAAAATGGCTTTTTGTGTGCCATTGGTACTATTGGCGCTGTGAAATAATATATACAAAAGTTGCGGTATACCACCGGTGAGAGAGTGGTGTATTTTACGGCGATAAAAAAGAAGGTGCTGATTTCACGATTTCGCAGCCCGGTAAATCTTGTAGCACCTGCACCCGGGATCGGTTGGCGGATCGGTATCACCGGACGAATAAGTATGACCCATTGGCACCCACCCCTCGGCCTCGTTCGCGGCGTGTTCCGGGCGGACTTTTTCATCGTGTGAGGTCATCCAGTGCTCTTCCATCGTCAAGCCGTCGTCCTGGAGCGATGCGGCAAAGGCTTGGTTCCCCGCCTCATATGCCTGCCCGGATTCAAAGACGGCGATCCGCTTGGCCCGGTCGCGGCTCATATCATCGAAAGTGTCGCTGATCTCCTTCGCGGTCTTCTGGTAGCCCTGCCCGCTCTCTATGGCATTACCGATGATGGTTTGCAGCTGGTTTCTTGTGGTTTCCTGGATGCCTTTGATATATTGCAGGCTGCCGCCTTTTTCCTGAAACCATGCGACCGCCCGGGGGTTCGACAGGGTCCACATCACGCTCGTGGGAGTGGCGCCGCCCGGCTGGAGCTGCTTCAGGAGTTGGTTGCCGCCTTTCAGCACGCCCTCGCTCTCCACGCCCGCGATCACCCGCTGGAGGTCGTCGAAGGTGTCACGGTCGATCTCGGTCCAGAGCCGGTCCCAGTCGTGCGTTGTCAGGAGCTCGTTGGGGTGGACCTCTTCGCGCAGCGCCCGGTGCGATTCGGTGAACAGGAAATCGTATGCCTTGAATTTCTCAAGCGTGAGGTCCCGTTGCTTCCGGAAAAATGCGGTGAGTTTGGGCCGGTGCTTCGCGGCGATGCGGTCGATCTCCCGGCGTTTCAGCAGACCGATGGCTGCCCGGTGTAGGTTCGCAGCGGCTTCGGAGAGGATCATTTTCTTTTTCCTTTTTTAGATGGAATTGTTTCATCTTGTACTGTCACCACCGAGCGATCCAATATCACGAGATACCCTTTTTCAGGCACTGAAATTGCATTATATCCCTTCCTGATCGCTACTGTAGCGGCATCGCTTTCAAAATGTTTTTGATCGGATATTTTCCCAATTTGGGTTTTGAGTGATTCTTTTTCGGATGGATCTGTAGCGGTATTGAATTTGCGGATAAGGTTTGTCTCTTGTGTATCAAACCGTTCGCGGGTGGAGAGGACTTCGCTTTTAATATCATTATAATCAATGGTTTTTACTTTGTCGGATAAAACGCCCCTCATAACAACAGATTTCTTCCCGTCGTTATCCATCATACTATATCCGCGTGCGTCTTCAAACCCGGAGTTTCCAGTCGCAAAATAATAACCGCTCCCATAATTCCCGTCGCCATAGTTCGGAGTCTCACTTGTTTTAAAATCGTTCGCGTATTCTTCTTTTGAGACCCCCCGGAATACTTCAGTGCCTCCATCGGTGATCATCTTATCAAGTTCTGTTTTGCTTACAACACTTGGTTTTTTTGCGAGCCCTTTTTCTTTTACGAGGGATTGGATGGTCCCCCCACTATTATCCGATCCTCCGGAACCACTACCTTTTGACGAGCTGCCGCCCGCATCACCCGATCCTCCTTTATCCCCAAACGCCTGCTTAACCGCATCGCCTTTTGATTGCCCCGGTTGGGTGGGGATGTGCTGACCGTTGACAGTGATCCATTCGGTATCATCACCGGCCTCTCTCCTCATCATCTCAACAACAGCGGCGTTCATCTGATTGGTTGCCTGCGTGAGATTGTTCAGCGATGTTGCCATATCGGGGTTGTTGGCTGCCAGGTCCATGATACCCTGCACCATTGCGTCGATATCGACATCGTCCGGCACCTCGATATCCAGCGATTCGTAGGCGGTGCGGATGAAATCTTCCGGCCGGATCGTGCCGGCGAACTTGCCCGGCTGCCCGAGCGTTGCGGCATGGGTGAGGGTCTGCAGGTACGTGAGGGCGTCCTGTGTACGGAGCGGCGGGAACGACACGGCGAAGTCCCGGTTTTTCAGAACGAACCCGAACACTTCCTCGAAAGTCTCAGTCCACATCGTCTGCCGCTCTTCGATGATCGGCAGGAAGTTCGCCGTCATTTCCTGCGCGGATGCCCGGTTGCCGGTCTGGAGGTTGCCGGTGATCATGTTTTCCGGGACGCCGGTTGAGGCGCACACCTGGAGCAGGAACCACCGGGAATCCTGCGGCCCTACGATCTTGCCGCTACCGGCGTCGATGACCTTGAAATCGTTGCCTTCCGTGGCGATGATACCATCCCCGACCTGTTGCTGGTGGTGCCCGTGTTGTTCGTGGCTGAACTGGGTTGACAGGGCCGATACCTGCGCTTCCCCGCCTTTCGTGGTGAACATCGTGGAGTACTTGCGGATGATCTGCACGATAGCGGCGAAATCCAGAAGGAACTGCTCATATGCCCGGTTCCATGGCAAGGCAGAGGTATGGGGGGAAAGCGCCCATTTCTGCTTCGCGGCCCGGCCTTCGCTCATCTGGTATACTATGATGGTTTTATCGACGGTGTACCCGGACCCGTTGGCCGTGATATATCCCAGAGGGTATTCATTGAAAATCGAGGGGTACGCGGCTGTGTGCAGCCCTTTGGTATCAGTCCACGACCGGATATAGTAGAGGGGCGTGTCACCATCTTCTGGGTCAAGGACCACATCCCCGATCTCGTATGAGGTCCAGAGCCGGACCCCGACCGGGTCGTTGTCGATATAGATCGCAAGGTAGACGTTCCCGCCCTTTTGCAGTTCACGGTCCGCTTCCGCGATGGCCTGAGCGCCGAACAGGGCATGACGGTTGCGGGGATCGTCCTTGATTTCGTCAATGAGTGTTTTGTTGGCGTCGATCTCACTCTCAATGGAAAACGACAGCCCGAACGTGTACCGGGTCTTGATGTCGACGGCGGCTTTGATGAGGGGGGAATACTGGTACGCGTAGGACATCAGATCGTGGTACAGGTCCACGTCCGATTTCTGGATGATACGGTTCTGGGCGGTATTGCTCACCTGTTGCCAGTGCCGGTCCAGTGCCAGCCGGCTGTCCCAGCTGCGGTCCGCGTAGCCTTCTGCCAGCGTGCCGCCTTCCTTGAGGGTTTCGACCTGGTGAGAGAGTTTGCGGGTCTCGGACCGGAGATCGTTGTATTTATCTCCAAGTTCGCGCACCTGTGTGCGGGCTTCTGTCAGGCCGCCGCCGGTGATGCGGTCCGCGATCTGTTCGTTGAGGGGGGGCATTATGTCACCTTCCCGGTAATCAGCCATCGAATCCGCTGCCAGAATGTTGTCATGCTTCCGGCAACAGTGTAGAGTGCCCGTATCTCTTTGAGTTTAGATTCAAGAAATTCGAGTTCGGATATATCCACGTGGATTTTATAGTCCATGGATCCTCCCATTGACGGGGGAAAAGCCTCGATCCATTTCCCATCTTCAAAACGTCCCGCCATCACCGCACTCCTTTCCGGATCACCTGCTGGAGGTTGTCCGGCAGGATCATCATCAGCAATCGGTACGCCTTATCCGGGATCTCGATATGCTTGGTGTCCTGCGTGGATTCCATCGGGGTTTTGCCTTCGACAAGGCGGCGAATCACGCCTTTCAGCGGTTCGTCTGGATCGGTCTTCATCCCTTCAAGGACGCCCTTTAATTCCTGGTCGATCTTGAGCGTGGTATCCTTGGTGTCCTGCTGCGGTTCTGTCTTCTCTTCCTGTTTCGTGGTCTTTCCCATTTCAAATCTCCTTAATTCGGGCTTGAATTCGTAACTTCACCGGGGTTTTTGGCCCGGATTTCATTTACACGGCGTAATCGTCGGCGATCTGGTACACCCTCTTGCCTTTGAGGGGTCTCTTTGCAAATGTCAGCATGAGCGTGTCTGCCTTGTCCGGACTGGGCAGGCCCCGCTTTTTCATGTCCTCCTTGCTCTCGATCTGGATCTGCCCCCGGCTATTGATCTTATATTTGATGTTTGAGAGCTGCGAGATCAGTTCCGCGTTGTTCTCGATGTCGATATCTCCCGTCTCAAACCGCTGGCGAAGGCCCCAATACCACTCTGCCCGGGTGTTGAGGTACACTTCCGGGTCGCTGGACGTGGCACCGCTTTGCATCTCCACCACCGGCTGCCTCTGCTCTTCGAGACGGTCAACAGTTCCGGCCCCGATCCCCACGGCATCGACCTTTGCGGATGTTGCCCCCGTTTCCCGTAAGGCTTTGATGACTTCCCCCGCTACCGCCATCGTGCTCGACATCGGCATGGTTTTGATGATGCGGGCAACAGACCCCTGACGGAGCATGATCACGGTCTCGTCCGAGCCGTACCGGGCAACATCTACACCTAACTCGAAGGGCGTTGTCCGCTTGAGTTGCCGGTCGACTGCGGCCTCGACCCAATGGAGCGGGATCAGTGTATCGGTACCGGCCTCCGGGAACTGTGCGAGAACCTTGGCAGTATAGAGGGGTGAGTCGTGGGTCCAGTCGTGCAGGCGTTCGTGCACCCATCGGGGAGTGATTAGGTAAGGGGTTGGAAGTTCGCCGGTGATCTTTTCCTGCCATTGGTTCATCACCATGTCTTCATCGGTGATTCCAAATGCTGTAAAATTCGGGGTGTCAAATGCGGAGATCGAGATTTTACTTACATCGGGATTTTTAAACGCACGGGCAAATCTCCCAACGGGGTTTGTAGGGTTGCCGATCATGAGTAGGCGGGATTGTTCCGAGGTTAATACCCCATCAATACC